GAAAAAGGAGAGAAAGATGAGTAACATGGGAAATAGAGCAAGTATTGATAAAGGGCAGGTAACGAAGGGTAAAGGGAAAGTAACTAAAGGTGCAGCAAATGTTGTTTATCCTAAAGTTCATAGTAATGGGAATACAATAGCGAATAAGTAGGTTCTATGGTTGAAGAGGGTGGTAGTTTACAATTAACTCCTGAACGTCAAGCTATTATTGACGAGAAGTATAAAGCATTTGCTACAAACCTAGCTTTGTTCGGGGCGGATTTATGTGAAGATGTGATCCCAGGGATAGTTCCTGCTTTTCACGTAGACTTGTGTAATTTGATGTTGGAGGAAGACAGGTTAGTTTTGGCAGCACCACGAGGTTTTGCTAAATCTACCTGGGTTTCAAAGATTTTACCTCTATATCTTGCTTTGTTTAAGCGGAAAAAGGATATTTGTATTATATCTGCGTCTGAAGGTCTTGCTGTAGAACATATGCGGTGGATTAAGACCAAGTTTGAGAGTGACCCTATGGTTAATCTCCTGTTTGGTAACCTCAAGAGCGATAAATGGAGCGAGACACATATTATTGTCAAGCACCAAGATGGTACTTTGGTAAATATTAGAGCAAAAGGTGCTGGGGGACAGATAAGAGGGTTTAGACCCGACCTACTTCTCCTAGATGATATAGAAACAGATGAGTCAGTACTTAGTGAAGAGCAGAGGAAGAAGCTGAAGAAGTGGTTATTCACCGCCTGTATAAATTGTTTACTTCCAGGGGGTCAGTTAATTCTAATAGGTACGGTTATTCATCCTCTCTCCGTGCTTGCTGACCTTCTGGACACACCTAATGGTTGGGCTAAACGTAGATGGAAAGCTTATAAAGAAGGTATTGAAGAGAAGGGGTATGAACTCTGGCCTGAACTCCGTACACATGAATGGTTACAGAAGAGGAAGGCAGAAATAGGTTCTTTCTCCTTTGCTTCAGAATACATGAACGACCCTAAGTTGGATGAGGAGGCACCTATTAAACCCGAGTATATTAAGTATTGGGAAGAATTACCCAAACAACTTGGTTTAGCGATTGCCCTTGACCCAGCGTATTCAGAGGATGTTAAGTCAGACTATAAGGTTGCAGTACTTATTGGTATTGACCAGAGGAATAATAGATATTTAGTGGATTATATCCGCACACATACAACTACTGGAGAGTATATAGATAAGGTACTTAATATGTACCAGAGGCATAAAGGGAGCATTACTTCAGTAGGATGCCCAGCAGGGCGAGAGAAAGAGTTTTACGATAAGGTAATTGAAAAAGCAACTGCAGCGAATCTCACACTTCCTATTGTTGAGGTTAAAAATGCTTTTCTTCAATCTGCATCTTCCGCAGTAATAAGGAATAAGAAGAGAAGAATAACAGCTGCACTACAACCTTTATTTGAACAAGGGCGATATTATATCCATGCAAACCATCAGGAAGCCAGGGAGGAATTACTCACCATTGGTTCTTCACGTTGGGATGATATAGTAGACGCTATGACATATGCTGAACAGATTTTGACACCCGTATACTACGATGAGGATGGCGAGATATTCAGTGGAGAGGATGAGAACTTAGAGGTTCAAGACGGATACGGAATCGAATATTAAAAAGGATTAATAATGACTAGAGAAGTTTTCGGAGAGACAAATAGTAATAGTTCAACTAAGAGTACAGGGTCTTCAGGTACAGGTCCACCTTCTGACTTGTTCACAGAAATATCTAACATAGTTGATGAATCAAAGAATAGTGTTTCTGCATGGCAAGATAAGCAGGATAAGTACTATAGGATGAGAATGAGGGTAAAGAAGAAAAAGACTTACCCGTTCAAGGATTCCTCTAATCTCCGTATGCCTACCGCTGATATAAATATTAAGAAGGTTAAAGCTGCGATTATGCAGAGTGTCTTTGGTGTAAACCCCGTAGTTCAAGCTATCCCTACTCCTAGTGGTAATACGGACGTAGGCGACAAGATTGCTAAGTTCCTTGACCATCTTATTATGGATGTTATTGAGGTAAAGAACAAGGCAGAGATTGGCGTTGACCAGTCTTTAGAAAAAGGTCTTTATCTCGCAAAAGCGTTTTGGAGATTGACTATTGCAGATAGAGAAGAGATTATTGAGTTTGATAAACTAAGCGATAAAGAAAAAAAGATATTGCTTGAAGGTCCAGAAATTGTAGTTATGACCGAAGTAATAGGGAGGCTTGGAATTGATTTGGATGATAATGTTGCTGATAATAACCTTACTGCTGTGCGAAAAGCAATTGAGGAAATTAAGGCGACGCAGAAAGAAGTAAAGTTTAGAGTCAAGGATGTAGTTTACAATTTCCCTGACGTTGATTTTATCTCTCCTTCCAGAGTGTTCGTTCCCACCGATACAGGTTATGACCCACAGAAAGCTACGTCGTTAACGATAGAGTTTTTTAAACCATTAGATGTGCTGAAGAAAGAAGGTAAGTCTAAGGGTTATGATATGAGTGTTATTAATGGGTTAGAAGGTTTGGCAAGTGTCAAGCAAGAAGCCCATGATTTAGATAAAGATACTAGAGAAGGGATTAGTCGGTTAGATAATCCTTCACAGTTGGTTAGAGTTTGGGAAACTTACGGGTTACTCAATATAGATAAGAATAAAGATCATAATAAGAAGACAGCAGTTGTTACAAGTCTTCCCGACTTCCACGAGATTATCCGTAAAGTTGAGATGGTGAATTTCTCCCATAAATATCCTGTGGTTAAATTCTTCTATGAGATTACAGAAGATAGATGGTTCTCCCATCGTGGTATCCCAGAAGCACTGGAAGATATTATTAAGGAAATTGACGTTCAGCACAATATGAAGATTGATGGACAGACCATGCGTAACGCTCCTATGATTGTTTATCGGGCTGGTATGGTTAATCCTCGTATGGCTAGAGTAAACCCTGCAGGTGCAATTCCCGTGCAAGGACTCCAATCACTAGATGATACTATTAAAGCAATTAACCTACACAACCCGAATGCAGAGTTTTCTTATGAACGTGAACAGATGTTATTGGAGACAAAGATACAGGAATATGTCGGTCAGATTGATTTCAGTTTACAGTCTACAATTAATCGACGACAGCCAAGAACCCTCGGTGAAGTTGAACTTCAACAGGCTTCTGCTGGAAATACCTCGGCTCTGGACATCGGACATTATACAGATAGTTTCAGTAAGTTATTCCAGATGATTTTTGAACTATGGTCAGAGTTTGGGCCAGACTCATATGAGTTTAACTATATGGGAGAAACAACCCAGCCAGTGAAGATTAAACTTACTAAAGAAGAGATTCAAGGTAAGTATAATATAAAGGTCAGAGGTAACGACCAGAACACAAACCCACAAATCAAGCTTCAGAAAGCACAACAGATTCTGTTCGCCACTACAAATGAGGTTTATATTCAAGCAGGCGTAGTTGGTCCACCACAGATGGCTGAGGGATTGAAACGGTTCTATCAATCATTAGATATTGATAATTGGGAGGCTCTGATTAACGAGCAACCTCAACCGATTCAACAAGACCCCAAGATGGCTATTGAGCCGAAGTTTGAAGATTTAACCGATAGTGAGCAAGCACAGGTATTGAGTGCTCACGGGGTTGAAGCTGATGCACCAGGTAGAACTAGAAAGCAAGCTATGGAAACAGCAACTGTTTCTGCAGAGATAGCTAGCAAAATAGGAGAGGAGCCTAACAGTGGAGTTACAGGACCAGAGCAACCGAGAGCAGTTGGATAGAATTAATTTCGTTCTTGAGGGATTAGAGAACCACGGACCGTTTGTAAAGTTTATAGAGATGTTTAAAGAACAGGCCGATATGGCAGATACGTACTGGCAGACCTGTTTGATAGAGACTGAAAAGGGTCGTGCAGATTATTATTCTTTGAGAGCACATAAGTTGTCGCTCATTACTATTCTAAACAAAGTTGATGAGTTGAAAGCATTGAGAGATAGTTTATTGGAAAAAGAAGAGGACGTACAAAGCGAGTAGTGACGTAATCACTAGGAGAATCATGGAACAGAATGAATCGACTGACGACGTAATCGTTGAGGAGCAAGCAGTTGTTGAGCAGACAGACCAAACGACTGGTAGCGTAACTACTGAAGAAGGTCAGGAAACTGAACAGCAGGAAGCGGAGCAAGAGACTCCAGTGGTGGAAACACCTAAAGATGATTTTTATAAGAATAAATCGTTTGAGTTAGAAAGGAAGTTAACAAATCTAGCCAACGATATTCCTACTATCATCGAGGAGAACATTGCAAAGGCTACAAGTAAGAATACTGAACAGCAAGAATACACTGTCGCAGAATTGGAAGCTTACGCACTTGAGCATCCTGAACATCGGCCTTGGGTCGAGGAAGAGAAAGATAAGAAACGTAAGAAAGAATGGAAGAGTATGTTGGATGCTGATAAGGTTGAACGTAACCAAGTTATTAAAAAACAGCAATCAGAAAACCGTACTCTTAGTAATCCTAAATATTCTGAAGCGTTTGTTAAACAAGGTGGTCAGACAGTCCTGAATCCTGAGTCGAAGTTGGCTCATATGATTCATGGGTATATGAATGATTCACGGTTAAGCGGACAACCAGATAGTTTAGAGATTGCAGCCAAACTAGCTTATGCTGATTATGTTGACCAGTCCGTGCGAGCAAAAGACCAGAAACTTACATCGGTCAAGAGACAGAACGCAGTACTCAAACAAAAAACTATGGTTGAAGGAGGCGGTGTCAATGACCCAGCCCCTATACGTAGTGCGTTTGCGGATGCTAATGCTCAACTTGCTAAGACAGGGAATAGAAAGGATGCGGAAGCTGCCGTCAAGGCTTACATGGCACGACGGGAAGGATAATTATTATGGGAACAATGTATACGTATGATGACAAGGCAAATAGAGAAGACCTTCTTGACTTGATCACGAATCTCGATTTCAAAGAGACTCAGCTTTTTTCAGGTTTAGGTACATCTACTGCCCAAGCTATTCAACACGAATGGCTTAAAGACACGCTCAAGACTCCAGCCGCTAATGCAGCTGCTGAAGGTGCTGACGCTGTCACAAAAGCTGGTACTAACCCTACTCGCTTAAGAAACTATACACAGATTATAGAGAACACTTATCAGATTTCTGAAACTGAACGTGCTGTTAATACAGCTGGTTTCTCTGACCGAAAAGCTTATGAAGCTACTAAAGCTATGAAGGAATGGAAACAAGACGTTGAGTTCGCTTTGATGAGAGGTACTCTAGTTTGTGGAGCTGGAACAACGGCTCGTAGTATGCTTGGTGTTAAGGGTTGGTTAAGTAACGTATGTAATCAGTCTGGTGTTTCTTTGACTGAAAGTTTATTGAATGACCATTTCCAAGCTGTATGGGATGATGGTACTGAAGTTAACGCTATTTATGCTCCTATGTATATTAAGCGTAAAATATCTGCGTTCACCGCAGGGGCTACGAAGAACTTAGACTCTGTTGATCGTAGATTAGTTAATGCTGTTGATGTTTATCAAGCTGATGCTGCACAGAACGTAAAATTGTTTGCTCACAGATTCGTTACACAGTCTAGTGATACAAACTATGACTTCGTTGGTATTAATGAAGATATGTTCAAAATCGCTTGGTTAAGAAAACCTGTTGATAACGTACTAGCAAAAACTGGTGACTCTGTGAAGTCTCAGTTAATTGGTGAACTTACTTTAGAAGCTTACCATCAAAATGCTGGATTTAGCGTTCAGGCAAGTTTATAAGTAGATACACCGTGGGGAGGGGAGAAATCCTCTCCCTGCTTTAAAGGATTAAATGGCAAAGGGAAGCAGAGAATCAGCAATTAGAGCACTGATTAATGTTTGGCTTAAACTACCAACTAAGGTATGTGCAACTTGTAACTCGGATTACTATGAAGGTTATCCAGACTGTTGCGATATGCCTATTATATCTAACAACCAAGCTGCATTCAAACAGTTCATGCGAGAGTTGAGAGATGTTCGGTTATCTAGGTCAAATGTATTTGCATCGAATAAGGATAAGACGTTGAGGTTAGGGTTATCAATACCCTCTAATCTCTATCTCTTCCTTAATACTTCTATGCAGAGGTTATATAAAGAGAAACTTATCAGCGAAGAGTTTGATATGTTTTGGTTTATGAGGAATTTCCCTGAGTTTCAAGTACCAGAAAAGGTATAAACAGAGAGGATGATATGGAACAAACATTAGCTTTACATATTATTGCTAAGGATGAGAAGAAACAACTCCAGAGGATTATTAACACCTACGGACAATACTTCGACGAGATTGCCATTGCCTATGATTACGATAGTGCGATTGCTGGGTTAGAGTGTCCAGAGAAAGTCAAACTCCATAAATATACGTGGTGTGATGATTTTGCACATAAACGTAATTTCTTAGCAAACAAGACTAAGTCCAGCATCTACTTCCGTATGGATACAGATGATGATATTCTTAACCCTGAAGGTATCAGAGCCGTCTTTGATAAGATGTTAGCTACAGGTGCTGATGTTATACTCACACCTTATCTCTACTCATTTGATGAAGATGGTAATTGTAACGCAAAGCATTGGCGAGAGACTTTTATTCGCAAGAGTGCAGATTTCATTTGGAACAAACCAGTTCACGAAAACATACTAGCCATTGATGGGGTGAAGTATCGTGCAGTTAATGAACCTAGCGTTGTTATCAAACACAATATAGATATGTATCATGTTGAGAAGTCAGGAAGACGCAACTTCAAGATATTGATAAAAGAGTTTAACGAAGATAAAGAGAATACCGACCCAAGAACAGTTGCTTACCTTGGACGTATGTTATTATCTTTCGGAGAGTATGATAAAGCAATACAGTTCTTACGCTTACTAATTGAACGTTCAGGATGGGACGATGATAGATACTTTGCTTGGATAGATTTGGCACATTGTTACCAGAACACAGATAAGCCTGATTTAGCCATAGCCTGTTGTAATGAGGCTTTAGCAATTAAGACTGAGTTCCCTGATGCTTATAATACGCTTGGAGAAATCCATGTAGGTAAAGGCGAGCATGAGAAAGCTGTTGATTGGTTAAGGATTGGGTTGAGTAAACCTGAACCTGCTACTCATTATGTTGTTGACCCTTCTAACTATAGAGTTAAAGCCCCTATGATGATGGCTGTTGCTCTTTACGGGTCTGGGCAATTCGACTTAGCTTATAAGCTATATAGTAAGGTTTATGCCATAGCACCAAACAACGATATAGTATCTAAGCAGAAAGAAATGTTTCAAGAAGCATATGATAACGACCAGTATCTCCAACATCTCAGTTGGCTCTACGCTTTCACTAGAGATAAGGATAAAGATAGGGTTATAGATTTGGTGAAATCCATACCTACCTGTATGTTACAGGACGAGAGGATTCACAAGTTAAGACATAAGTGGTTGCCAGCAAAGAAATGGAATGATAAATCAATAGTCTTCTACTGTGGTGGGTCATGGGAAGATTGGTCAGCACCTTCTACTATTAAAGGTATTGGTGGGTCTGAAGAAGCTGTCATCTATCTATCTAAAGAACTGGTTAAGTTGGGCTGGGAAGTCACGGTGTTTAATAACTGTGGGGATATGGCAGGGACGTTTGAAGGGGTTGTTTACAAACAGTTCTATGAGTTCAATCAGTATGACGACTACAATGTAGTTATCTGCTGGAGAAGGAATATGTTTGTTGAGGGTATTAAGGTTCGTAAGAGAATCTTATGGTTACATGACGTACCTATTCCTGAAGTGTTCGGTGAATCATATAACTTTGATACAGTCTTAGTTCTTAGTGAATACCAGAAATCACTTCTTCCTAAAGATATACCAGAGGAGAAGGTTTTCGTCACTACCAATGGTATCAATCTACCTGACTTTAAAGAAGTAGATGTCAAGCGTGAACCACATAGAATGATTTATGCTAGTTCCTATGATAGAGGTATTGAGAATCTATTAGAGGTTTGGCCTGACGTTATTGCTGAGGTTCCTGACGCTGAACTACATATGTTCTATGGATGGGATGTGTACGATAAACTTACGGCTCAAGGTCGTCGTGACCCTACGTTTAAGAATAAGATGTTGAAGTTAATTGACCAGCCAGGTATCTTTGAACATGGGCGTATTGGTCATAAGAAACTTAACAAAGAGTTTGCAAAAGCCAGCCTTTGGGTTTACCCTTGTCATTTCGAGGAGATTAGTTGTATAACAGCAATGAAGACTCAGGCAATGGGTTGTATTCCAGTATGTACTGATTATGCTGCTCTTGCAGAAACGGTCAAGGTTGGAGTTATAACCGAAGGGAATGGTGGGGATGCCACTACTAAGCAGGTATATAAGAAGAATCTTATTGAAATTCTTAAAGATGAAGGTAGACAAGAAGACCTCAGAACAAAACTCAAGTCTCACAAAGACGAGTTCGGCTGGGACAAGGTTGCCAAACAATGGAGCGATGAAGTTTTTAATGCTCCTCATTATGTACGTGAGTATAAAGACGATGATGATTATAAGCGTCAGTACTCAGGATTTAGATATTAAAATATATAAAAATAATCGAATAAAAAAACTTGACAACCGCAGAGACTTTAAGCCAGGGAACTTCCTTGGTGGGAAACCAGTTGTTCAGGAAAGAATGAGATTGGTCATTGAGGAGTCAATCAAGCGTGAGTGCAAGACACTCCTAGACATTGGTTCTAATGATGGAAGTCTTTGTTTCTTAGCTGATGATGCTGGGATTAAGTCTTCTGGTTTAGAAGTTGACCCACGTGCAAAAGATTTTAGTGATAGTCTTGGTACAGATTGTAAGTTCTATAATGGTATTTTTGAGACATTCTATACGCCAGAGAAGTTTGATACTATCTGTGCTTTAGAAGTCCTTGAACATATCAGGGAACCTAAGAAGTTCTTGAACAAGATGTATAACATGGCTAATAAGTTGTTAGTACTATCAGTTCCTCACGGAGATGGGTTCTACGGAGAACGTAATACTGACCCCTTACATATAAATGTGTTTAGGGAAGCAGATTTAGCTAAGTTGTGTGAAGGTTGGAATGTAATTAGGAATGAGAGAGTTGGGGACCTTATCTATCTGGTAATAGAGAAATGAAGATAGCTGGTTTATCAATAGTCTATAACGAAGAGAAACTGATGACTGGATGTATTAAGTCATTGGAAGGATTCGTTGATACTCACCTAGTTATGGTTTCTGAGAAGCCTTATTTTGGCACACCAGAACCTATGGATAGAAGTGGGGAGATTGCAGAGAGTCTTGGTGCTGATGTCGTTTATGGACATTGGCCCCTTGATTGCCAGCAGAGGAATACAGGTATAGCACTCCTCCAAGAGTACGATTGGATTATCGCTACTGATGTAGATATGTGGTTTACCAAGAAGGACATGACAGAGATAGTCAAGATTCTGAAGATAGCAGAGGGTTTACCAAACCTAGCCTTTGTCATAGGACAACACGCTTACTGGAAAGATACAGATCATGTTCTTAAAGATGATAAGTTCATGCCTGTATTCGCATTGAAACCTAGTGTTAGATTTAAACATATAGGTACTCTTGATGTTCCAGTATGCATTATGCAAGGTGTTAGTTGCCATCATCTTAATTGGTGTGAACCTAAGAATATCTTAAAGAAAGTTCTTACATACCCACACGCACCTGAGTTTGACGGTCAACTGTGGTATGATACGCATTATAAGAACTGGAAACCAGAAGATAAGTACGCTGTTTTCAATAGTCAAACCTTTGTGGTTGAGAAACGACCTTTACCTGCTGAGTTAAAACAATGGATATAAAGTGGGACTTCAAAGTAGACAAACCAATCTATATGATTGTTCATGGTCATTCACTTGTTGGCTTGAAAGAGAATTGGGATAGAGTTAAAGATAAAGATGTCCTATGGGCTTCAATGAATAATTGTAAGTACCTGGAAGAGTTTATCACACCACCAATAGATATAGTTGTTTATTACTGTACCCACGCTAATTGTACTTTAATAGATAGTAGATATATTCTTAACGCTTCTGCTGGCAGAGATAACTCTTTAATGGAGTTTATCCTACAATGCGAAGAGAATAACGTACAACAACTTGTACTGTTTGGAGCAGATGGTTATTCAGATACAAACTCTCCATATTATTATGAGAAAATACACGCACAACAGACTACTGCTCATATGGTAGAATGTGAACACTTTAACAATAACTTACCAAAAGATTTAAAAGTGAAGATTACAAATGTATCACCAAAGAGTCATTTCGACCTAGATAACATTACCTATGAAGAGTTCTTCGAGAAATTCAAGTAAATCAGGCGAGTATGTATTTATCAAAACACCTGTAGGAATAACCTATGTAGGTAAGTTTGATGATTTGTACAGGGATGTAAAAGACCCTTGGGGTCAAATCTCTGATGATGTGTATAAGAATAGAAGGTATGAGTTGGTGAGTACCCTACGTCAGTTAAGACCAGATAGTGTACTTGATGTAGGTTGTGGATTAGGACACGCTACTCAAGCCATTAAGACTCTGGTTACAGATGATGTTTGGGGGGTAGATATAAGTACTGTTGCTATTAATAGGGCCAAAGACTTGTTTCCTTCAGTTAAGTTC